CTTGTTTATTCCTTTTGGCTTGCGCTACTTCGGAGGTGCGGGTCACACCGAGGTTCTGTCTTTTCTTCCACGCTGGCGATACAACCACTTGCTACGGATGGAGTCCGGTTGCCGCGCAAATGCAAAAAGCCGTTACTACTGCACTGGGTCGTGTCCTCCAAGAATCCCTAGAGGCCAATGCATGAGTAACGGCTTTCAATCTATTGCACACGACTGCAACGGGGATCACTATACACCAATTTTTGTGGTGTGCAAGATCTTTTTGAAAAATATTTGTTGGTGGCTCACATGAAGCAGTGTGTTATGAAACAACCTTGGAGTTGAGCATACCGGCGCTAACCCGATAGACCACCAACACGGCTGGTGACTATTCCAAATAGTAGCTAGGAACAATCCCCATGCGTGTTAGTTGTTGGCCCCATGAATCCAGCAAGGGTAACCCGTTCATCGGCAGCGCTACCTTCACAGGGACAGTTTCGGGGCTTCCGCTACGCAGTTGCCCTTCAGGTTTAACCAACACGGCTGGAGACTGTGCGTGGTAACGGGCTTATCGTTCCTGCCCACGCCTACCTTGTTTGCCGAGATCAATCCCCATGCGCGTTGACTCTAACAGCTGTTAAAGAAGACCCCCAGTTTCCCAGGGGTCAAGGACTCCGTAAAGAGCCAAGGAGAGAAGCACGGCTTTATTCTACATGGATAATTTTTACCTGCCAACGGTTGTCCTTCTTATGCCAGCCGTGGACCTCGATCTTGATACCGGCGTCACGCACGATGTCCAGGTTCTCGTGCTCAAGGATCTTCTTCAACCGGTCTGATGTGTGTCCCCAGCTCGTGGTCTGCACCCCAATCACCGCACCCTGCCCCAGGCACAGGATGTCAATGAAGCCAGCAAAGTCATTCTTGCGCTTTGTGAAGGAGTTGTACCGCTCCACCACCTCTGCGTAGAAGCCGTTGTCCCTCATGTACTTGAGGCTGCGCTGCGTTGTTGTGACGGCCATAAATTTATTTTTCCAAGTGATTGCAATACATGATAAGATATGGGTACAATGTGTTGCACCACCCCAAATTTTACAGGAGAAAAGCGTGATCCTCACCAACAAACACAACCTGCCGCAGACATTCGTTAACGTCCTGCGCCGCCCCACCTACTCCAAAGGTAAGGCCAACATTTCGGCTACCGAGCTGATCTCCTCGCCCCGCATTGTCCAGCTCCGCAAGATCCACGCTGACGAGATTGAGCAGGATGTCAGCGAGATGGTCTGGTCCATCTTTGGTACGGCTATCCACGGCGTACTGGAGCATGGCCGCGATGACAGCCACCTTGTTGAAGAACGCCTGCACACCACCGTTGACGGCTGGTCTATATCAGGTGCTATAGATCTGCAGATCATCAATGAGGATGAAACCATAACCGTCAACGACTACAAGACTGTTGGGGCCTGGTCGGTGATGAACGAGAAGATCGACTGGGAGCTGCAGCTCAACATCTACGCATGGCTGGTCCGCAAGGTCAAGAAGTCGGACGTAAGCAAGCTGGAGATCGTAGCCATCATCCGTGATTGGAGCCGCCGTGATGCCGCCCTCAAGGCCAACTATCCCGATGCGCCAGTCAAGGTTATCCCCATCCGGCTCTGGTCTTACGAGGAGCAACAGGAGTTCATTGAGAAGCGCGTTGAGCTTCACTCCAACGCCCTGTTTGATCTTGAGACTGGTGATGAATTACCCCACTGCACTCCAGAAGAGATGTGGGAAAAGCAAACGACCTACGCGGTCAAAAAGATTGGTGGCGTCAAAGCCCGCAACGTCTGCGACACCATTGATGAAGCTCAGGCCAAGGTGGCTGAGTACGGAAAGGAGTACGAGATTGAGGTGCGCCCAGGTGAACGGACGCGCTGTGCCAACTTCTGCTCAGTCAGTCGTTGGTGCAATCAGTACCAGGACTATCTTAAAACCAAGGAGTAAGAATGAAAGATTTTTGGGGGCCAGCACTGGTCATTTGGATTGCGGCTTCATGGCTCACACACATCTTTGTGTGCCTGAAGACTGCATCATGGGGATTCTTGTTGGCGGGGGCGATCCTGTTTCCCATCGCATGGATTCACGGGACGGGCATTTGGTTTGGAGCATGGTGATGGACGCACCACGCGAACAAATTATGGAGGCTTTGGAGGACGCTATGTTCTTGGAGCCTGATGGATATGACGTAGCTATTGCTGGGATTGCAGAACGATGCGGGATGCACCCAGTAGTGGCCTACGACATGGAGAAGGTGATTGATATCTTGATGGCTGATGGCATGGATGAAACCGAGGCCATTGAGTTTTTTGAGTTCAACACAATTGGGGCATGGATGGGGGACTTGACTCCCGTCTTTATTACTTTGATTAAAACTGGAGAGAAATAATGGCAGCAGAACAACGCATTTACGTAGTCACCAATGGTGGCACACAACACCTCGTGCAGGCCGCAAGCCAGGCACAAGCCATCCGCCACATCGCTGGCAAAACCTTTGATGTACGCATCGCCAAGACCTTGGATGTTGCTCAGTTGATGAGCAATGGCGCGGTCCTTGAGACGGCGGTCAGCGTACCCGAGCAGGCAACTATCGAGGGAGTATGACATGAAGGGACTACTGATTACTCTGTCAGTCGCAGCACTACTGACCGCCTGCAAGGGTGATGAAGTTAGCTTTGCCTCATTGGAAGAAGCCAAGGGAACAGCGCGTGAGAACGCAATGTGGAACGCACAACGCTATCGGCAAGAGAACGTCCTGTTTAAGGGTTGGGACATTGTTGGCCGGGGCGACTCAAGCCAGGACAACGCCTGCCCTCAAGGTGATGGATGGGCCACGATGGACTTTGTTGCCCCCAACAAAACCAGCTTGGTCAAAGTGAAGTGCTCAACCGTGTCGGCCAACACAAGCTGCCTGGAAGACGCTGACTTCAAAACCAAACCCTTTGCCTCGGACGATGGTCACTGCCAGCCCACCAACAAGGTGCCATACCCCCTGCCAAAGATCGCAAAATGATGGCACTCGACATCCTTATTGCATTAGGTGTAGCAGTACCTTGCGCGATCTGTTGGTTCCTTGGCTACAAGGCTGGACAAATGAGTAAGTAATTTTCAGGGGTGTTGGCGTCGAGGTCATAGTTGCCTCCTGATTTGAAGGGTCAGACACAACACCCCACCTTTTAGGAAAAAAAATGGTACATAACAAATTAATGGTCGCGCGGATTCGTCTGCAGGGAACCAAGTTGAAGAAGACGGGACAGAACAAGTTTGCTGGCTACAGCTACTTTGAGTTGGGCGACTTCCTGCCCGAGATCCAAAACATCTTTTCCGATGTTGGCCTGTGCGGAGTTGTCTCTTACACAACAGAGTACGCCGTGCTCACTATCACTGATATAGATGATGGAACCGCCATCGTGATCACCAGCCCTATGGCTAAGGCCGAGCTGAAGGGTGCACACCCCATCCAGAACCTGGGTGCAGTTGAAACCTACCAGCGCCGCTACCTGTGGATGACTGCAATGGAGATCGTTGAGCATGATGTGCTGGACGCCTCCAAGCCAGCAGACGTAAAGGAAGAGCGCCCGGTTGCCAAAGAGCCATCAATCTTTGTGCCACGCCCTCCCATCGTCCAGGCACCAGCCAAGCGCGTGAAAGGTGATACATTGCCGCCTCCCTACGAGGAGAAGAACCCCGAGTGGACCATCACCATCCACGCCGAGGATGCTGACGACCATAACAAGTTACTGTTGAGCGCGACCAAACTGAAGCTGAGCTACGCAACTAGCGAAGAGCAGGTCAAGGAAATGTTCAAGGTCAACCGCGAGTTGTACAGCGCAGTGAAAACTTCCCACCCCGAGGTCTATGACGAGGTCATGGACATGTTCAAAGAAAACAAAGCAAAATTTAAGGATCAATAATGGACTACCCAAACAGCGGACTACTTCTCACCAACACGCGCAAGACTACCGACAAACAGCCAGACATGAATGGCGACATCAAGTTTGAGCGGGACTATCTTCTGGCCATGATTGACGCCTCCGAGGATGAGGTTGTTGTGATCAAGCTTGGCGCTTGGTTGAAGAAGGACAAGAACGGCAACCGCATGATTTCCATTAAAGCGGATACCAATCCAAAACCGATGACAACGCAAAAGGATCCCTGGGATGACTAAAAGTAAAAAGCCAACTACTGTTGAGGGCTGGGAGAAGGTCTGCAACAACCTTGATGCAGCTCTTCGGCTATCTATTCAGCAGGAGGAGGAGCTGATTGCAGCTCTTGAAGAGACTAAAGCCAACTACGATGAACTGAAAACTGCAATGATCAAAGCTGCTGGCATCATTAATTACCTGGAGATGAAGCTTGAGCGAGCCGATTCAGTTTGAGGGCATCAAGACTGGGCTGAAACAGTCCAAGGACGGCTACGTGTTGACGATGGCCGTCCATCCCGATGACCTGCCAGATGACCTGATGCGTGACTTTGTTGGCTCACGCTATGTGGTGGTCATGGTTCGGCTGGGTGATGATGAGCGGCCAATGAACCGTGAGCAAGAGTTCCCGGGCGACCATGCCGTGAAGATGGCTGGGATGCTGTGCCGTGACCCTGAGTTCTGGGAGTGGCTTAGCCAGAAGAAGCTCTTGGAAGATCAGAACGAGAAGGCATGTGCCGAATGGTTGAGCGACTATCTTGGTATTGAGTCCCGCAAGGAGCTGAAGACTGATGAAGACGCCCGAGCCCTATTTAATCGACTCAAAGAAGCCTTTGAGGCATGGAGGAAACAATGAAAAAACTAGTACCGTACAGCGTGTACCTGCCGATTGAGCACTACGAGAAGATCAAGGTGCTGGCGCAGCAACGCAAGGCATCCTCTATGGTGCGTGACGCCATAGCAATGATCCTTGATGGCAACGATGCCTACAAGGCTGGATACAACAAGGCCCTGCGTGACTGCATCAAGTGCGTTGACCAGGTGGAGGAGATTGAGCATATTGCTGTTCGCAGCAAGTATCTCAACGACCTGCTTACTGACGCCATCAAAGAACTGGAGATGTGATGGAAGAGTCATTTATCAAAATGCTACGCGCCGTTGAATCAACCATCATGGATTCTCCTTGCGAGGATCCAATGGATGCCGTTATGGCACTTTGCTGCGTTATGTGCGACATCCTTGTGCAAATTAAGATGGACGATGACCGCCAGGTCTGTAACGCTGTTTTAGTTACATTGAACTCATCAAGAGAAGCTTACAAGCTACACGAGGTCCACTAATGACTGAGCACGACCAAAACCTGCGCGATATCGCCGCGATGTTTGCAATGGCTGGTCTGCTCATCAGGGGGAAGCAAGATGCCAACATCATCAAGCTTTCTTTTGAATTGGCAGATGAGTACATGCTTGGGCGTAAACCTGATGGTGGTCTTGCCACAATCAAGAAGCGAAAAAAAGATGTACCGGAATCGTAAGCTACTGGATGCGGCCCGTGAGTTGCCCTGCCAACACTGTGGTACTGAAGACGGTACGGTAGTGGCAGCTCACAGCAACCAGATGCGTGACGGTAAAGGACGCAGCCTTAAAGCCAATGACTACAGGATTGCGTCATTGTGCTTTAAGTGCCACTCCGAGCTGGACCAGGGCGCTAATATGAGCCGAGCCGAAAGGCTGGAGATGTGGGAGGAAGCACACCGCCGGACTATCGGTCAGCTCTTTGAGCGGGAGATCATTGGAGTTTTATAACCGACTTGTTAAAGTTGTCCATCAGCTCCTTGATTCGATCATCTTTGCGTTTGATCTGCTCGTCCGGAGCGTTTCTTTCTACCAAAGCCTTCTTCTCTTTCTTCAGGCGGACAATTTCATTTTCAACATAGTTAGCCCTGTTCCGCAATGCGGCTTCAGGGTTTTCTTTTATGTACTCTGCTACGCCCTTACCCTTCATGTCCTTGATGATGCGCTCGTGCTGCGACATATCCTTCAGGTTCTCGTAGAACTTGCCGGATATTGCGGCAGGAGTATTGATGTCACCATACAGCTTTCCAGCAACTGGAACTTGGTATGACTGGACCTCATCACCGGTAATTTTGGACTTGGCGTATTCGTAGCTCTGGATGCCCAGCTTACCAACTCCACCAGTGTATTGACCGGCAATATAGCTAAGCTGATCAGCGGTGGGGCTGATCAAGCCAATCCCCTTTTCCCCGCCACCAGTGACGTAGTTCAGCGCATAAGCAATCGCCTGACTCAATCCATTGGCTGAATCACGGCTGCGCTCGTAGCCCGGAGTAGGTTTCAGACCCCGGTCTTCCTTGGAGATGGGGCGACCAAAAGCATCTTTGTTTTCAGAAACCGCAACCAACGGATCAACAAGGGTTGGAGTTAGTGTTTGTGCAAAGGTGCTGGATCCAAGCGGGTTGAAGGTATCCAAGATAGAGGTAGCCAAGTAGGTTACGGTCTTCTTGATGTCGCGCTTACCCTTCATGGCTCCAGACTGAACCATCATGTACTCAGACAACACGCGACCCAGGTTCGGGAACAAGTTGAAGCCAAGCGGCATTGGGATAGTCAGGTAGCCACCGCCACCGGTTGGAATGATCAGGTTCTTTTCCTTAATCCACTCGGATGGATCATCAGGTCCAAAGCCAGCCATCGCCAGAATTGCTGTTTGTGCAACACCAATCAATACCCCACCAGCAATAATTTTCATGCCAGCCGGGCTAAGGCGAAGTTTTCCGTCTGCGTTGCGGGTAACAAGAGTCTGCGCCAACCTGGCGCTACCTTGCACAGCCGCATTGAAGAACGCATAAAGAGCGCCAATCGTTTGAGTGCTTGCACCCTTACGGTTGAAGTTAACGGTCAGGTTCTTGGCAATGCTGGCCGCACGGTCTACGGACATGCCCGGAACATCAAGCGCTGCTTTAAAGGCTGACAGACGTACAGCATTCTCCATAGCATCGTTATAGTTGGAAAGCCAATCAGCAACTGCATCAACCGCCTTCTTCACATTGTTGCGGTTCAAACGTCCAAGCTCACGCTCAACAAGAGTTTCTTTCTCGTCGTTCTTGCTGAACTGATCGCGGAACCCTGTTGCACCACCAGCATTCTGGTATTTCTCAAACAGATCCATCCACTTCTGCATCTCCGGAGTAGTAGCTGGTTTGCCGCGCAGATTGCGATAGATGGCCCGAACCGCAGAGCGGGAGTCGTTTACCACCTGAAACTTCTTGTCAGCAATTGGAGTGCTGGACAAGTTGATGGCCGCACTCTGCACATCACGGAAGAAGTTGAACGCGCCAAAGACAGGGTTGTACTGAGTACTTACTGCCGCAATGAAGCGGGTAACCGCAGAAGCCTGCTTAATAAAACCATCCATTTGGGCGGCATCAAGATTCTTCAGTGACTCCACCATCCGCAAGGCTGTCTTGTTGCCAGGGTTGAAGAATACATAGCGGTCTTCCCCATTAATCCTGACGGCCAGGACGTTAGGTGAATCGCGCAGCATGGGGTTGATTTCATACTTAACCAACCCAGTCTGCTTATCCAGACGACCCGTCTTGGACTCTTGGATGATGTTTTCAGCATCACGCAATGTCATGTCCATGTCCAGCATTTCATCAATAAGCTTCTGCTTGTTTTTGATGGCCTCTGGATTGATGGGCTTCCAGAAGTTGGTGTTGGGGTTCTGGATTGCCAAAGCGTACAGCGCACGGCCAATCAAAGCCTTCTCCCCACGAACGACTACTTTCTCACGCTCCAGGGCCAGGTTACCCAAGATATTGACAACGGTCTTGTGAGAGCCAATAGCGGCCTTAGAGGTTGAACCTTTGACATTGAAGCCACGACCCATGCCGCTGCTTGCATTGACAAACTCCAGCTCATCAGGATCGCGCTTCAGTGGCACGTAAAAGGGTAGCTTTTCCCGATACGCATCAATGGTGCTTTGCTTTTCCAGACCGGTAGAAACCATGAGGTCTTGGGTTTCCTTGACCATTGCATCGACCTTCTCCGCCAACTCTTCAAAATTCTTCTTGAGTTCTGGTTGGGTATCCAGATCCTGCATGTAATCATCAACTTCTGTGTCAAAGAGTCCTGAGCCGCCATCCTGCATGTCAGGGCGTTGATTGCGCTCCGCAATAAATGCATTACGAATTTTTGCGTGGCGGTTGTGCAGGTACTCCTCAAACTGCAGAACTGTAATCTTGCGTTTGTTCATATCCTCCAACAGAGGACGGAACTCATCTTCAATGAAGTCCTTGGTCTGCTTGGCAACTCTACCGTGATAGAGTTCTTCTTTCAGGTACGGATCCCAGTTGTCCTTGATGTCCACATTTTGCTTCTGGATGATCTCAAGGATGCGCTTGGTATCAATGTGCTTGTCTTGATACTTGTACAGGAAGGTATCCAGCTTATTCAGCTCTGTTGGAGCCTGGAAAGAGGCCAATGGCGCTGGGTTGCCTTTATAGTTGACGGAGTAGAGGCCCTCTCCACCCGGGCTGAACTGACCACCAACAAACTTCTCAGCATTGCGGAGCAAGGCCAACACATCACCGTCAGAGAACTGAATGGTGAAGCCCAACTTCTTCAGGAAGTTACGCACCGCTTGGAATACCCGTTGGACCAACCCTTTGTGCAAGCCGCGCTCTGCCATGACGGCCACAATCTCTTTGGCCCGACTTTCAGCAGACAGACCGGGCTGTGTACGGTCCACATGCTGTGCAACCTTCTGGATCATGCCAGAGTTCTTCTCAAGGGTCTGGATTTTCTTTACCAGATCCTTCATCATGTCCGGTCCAAGCATGGACTCCAAGGCAGCGTGACCAATAGCCTCGTGCGCCAGTACTTCTTGCACACGCTTGGCATTGGGGAGGTTATCAGCCACCAGATACACGGTAGTACCGGAGTACCAAGCGCCTTCTACGTCTGATGGAGCTGCATCGTCCGGAAGGTTGTCGGCGGACTGCACAACATTAACAGTGATACCTTCGATTGGGAACAGTTGAGACTGCACAGCCTCAACGCTTTGCCCACCTTCGGCTACCGCCCGGGACAACATGCCCCGCTTGGACTCATTGTTTTGAAACTCTACCTTCATCACCTGACGCGCCAATTCGGCTTCAGATGCACCTACATCAGCAGGGAAGTTTTTGTGCAAGAACTTGACCAGTTCTATAACTTTTTCAGGAGACTCAATGTAATACCCGGAAGGCATTTCATAGTCAGCGTTCCGTGTTTTTGGCAATTTCCCAACCAACAATTGTGCTTTTTCCACAAAATTGCTTGGAACATCTTTATTAAGGCTAACTCTAAAACCATTGCTTGGGCGATAACCATCCAGCGTAAGCGCCCATGTGTTTTTCATTCCACGCAAAATCGTTGCCTCATATCGGTTAGCTTCCCGAAATGGACCAAAGTCTGGAAGGTTGTCCAGCAAGAATGGCTTAACCTTGTCAGCCGCCTGTTTGTATGAATCAAACTGGGTGTCTTCATACTTCTGCCGCAAGAACTCATGCCATGCTGCCAGAACGTACTGCACAGACGACTCTGCATTACGCATCCGAACTGGCTGTGCACTCACGGGCAACGGTTTATATCTGGATGGCATTACCACGCCAGTGATGGATGTTTTTTCTTTATCTAACTCCGATTCCGAGCCAACTGCTTTGTTGTCTTGCAATGTAAATTTTGCAATTTCCCCGCCAGAAAACTCAAACAGTTGTGCGGCCCGCAAAATATTTCCAAGCGCAATGTATCGTGTAGTGCGTCCACCTGTTACAGACCTTAAAGCAAACCACTGATCCAACGGTGGAAAGTATGTTGGTCCTTCTTTATAAATGCTTTTACCTTCCAGTGTTGCCAAAGTAGGGGCAACCCGGCCATCAGGAATATTGCGTTTTAAGATTATCTGGAAGTTTGATGGCGCATAAGGATTTCCAGTTTTGGATTTACCAATCCGGTTTTTATCCACCTTAATACCAATAACAACTGCACTGGCTGGAACGCCATGCATTTCAAACTTTTTAAACCCTTGTCCAATAGGGAAGTCATACGTTAATGCATCTATGGTTTTTTTTCTACGATCATTTAAAGTTGCAAATTGTTCATCCAGCGCTTTTTTTAATTTTTGAAATTCAGCTCTATCTTTTTCAGTAGATTCTGGATCTGCAATTGATGCATCCAAAGCTTGCTGCTTCAAAATAATTTGATTACGTACTTCAACAAAAATGGTGTTGAGTTCAGCATCAATTTCTTTTACTACTTGGTCGGAGGTGCGGCCATTCAATGCTTGAGCAATGTCATCTTTAATTTCTTGCTGAGTAGGTGTTGAGCCAATAACGTCCACATTGAACTGGGCCATTACCACATCTGCCAAAAATGGATTGGAGTTGTCCAACCCCTCTTCAATCAAGTTCTCTTTAATGATTTCTGCATTCAAAGGAAGCACACGGCGCTGCAAGGCATTGGTGCCGGTAGAGTTGCGTAGTTCAATGTCAGCCAAGTAAGTGGCTTCAATGGAATCAAAAAACTCTTGCTGATCAACAACTGACAAAAGTCCAGCCGTTCCGGATGCTTTATGCGCCAAGTCCGTTCCGGCAGCTTTTTCTGGATTGGCATATTTAGGCGCACCCAAAAACTCATTAATTTCCGGATGTTCATTCAAGTATAAAGATGTAGCAACATCACCATACTGGTTGATAAAGTCAACACTAGTGTCAATCTGGGTGCTGCTAGATCCACCAGAAGTATTGGACTTTAAGCTGCCAAGCTTCTTTTGCAACATAGCCAGAATACGCCGCTCTGCTGGAATGCCAGTAGCCAGAATGGTAAAGGAGGGCCACTCAACTTGACCCGTCCTGTGAATACGGCCTAGCAACTGGATGAAGACGCTAATGTCTCCATGTGGCTGCATAACAATCATCCGGCGAGGACGCTGGTCAAATGCCTTTACAGATGCATGTAAAGAAATACCGGTAGCGCCAGCAGAGTTAATGATCAAGACATCAACTGGCCCCTTGTCAGAGTCTTCTCCGTCTTGGAATTGAGAAATAGTTTGTACGCGATCTGGTTGATTCAGCGTAATATATTTTGGAACATCACCACTGTAGTCAATGGCATTATTGCGTCCAGTAATTTCTCGGACTACTAAATGACGAGCTTTAACTCCAGCCGGGGCCTCATCACCAACATGGACTTTTCCATTAATGTTCCAGACATATTTCTTCTGCAATTCTGCCCGTATGTAATCAATTGGAGCGGCAGATAAATCAGAGTGGAAACTCTTAATCATTTCAGCCACTTTGGCATAACCTTCTTTTACATACCCTGGCAGCGCATCTACAGGAATATCAATCGGTTTATTTTTTGCCGGGTCTTTGGATGCTGACTGTAAGTTAGCTCTTAAAGTTGAGTTAACTGCACGTTGCAGCATGGTTTGCCAACCAAAATTCTGGATTTCAGAACCTACTGCAATATTTTCTTTTTTAACATAATCATCTAGTGCAGCACCGCTGGTACTCTTCAAGCCAACAACAACTTTTTCACCGTTGTTCATGTTGTCAACAATCATATTGATTGTTGTTTGAGTTTTAGTCGACAGCAATAAGTCAGAGATGTAGTTGTGGACTACGGATGTAAATGGATTAGCACTAACTCCACGGAATGCATTTGGACCTTCTGTACCAAATGTGGCTTCTGGTCCACCAAAAGTTTCCACCAGCATTTTTTGGGTTTCATGCTTTTTAACCCATTGCTTTAAAGCGCGATCTGCATTGACCAGTGACCGCAGAATGTTGGTAACTTTATCAAACTCCCTGGAGTCACGCGGAGCATTTTCTTCATCTGTAAAAAAATTCATTTTTACGCCTTCATACGATCTCTCGCGGCGTAACATGGAACCAGATGCCACAAGCATCTCAGAAGATACTTGTTGCAGCACATCGGTCTTCACACCCTTACCAAACAATGCGGTCAACTCTTCTGGAGTGTTGGCTGCATAGCGCAAGTTGGTGTGGATGTACAGTGGCATGTTGTCTGGCCGCTTGGCAAACGTGGCGGACAGATACAGGGCGGATGGTGGCTTCCAGTTGTCGGGAGCATCTTTTTCTTTACCAAGTAAGTTTTTACCCGTCAGTAAGGACATGAAGAAGGCGTTTTGGCCCATTGAATCTTCATCATCGGATGGAACACCTGCTGCGTTATGGGCTTCATCCATAACCAACACAGCTTTACCAGCAGCAACCAAAGAAGCTATGGCTTGTTGTCGAGCTGGAGATCCTGCCCCGCCATTTAATTGAGAGTAGGACGTAAACAATGCATCCATGCCCTTGGGCAATGCACCATTCTTGGTGATGTACTCAATTAATTTTTTGCTATCTGAACCTTTGTTCTGGAAAACAGGTTTGCTTTTACCACCGCCAAGATCTTTGGTAATAACTCCATCGGTATGGGTCATTCCAATCTTGATGTCTTCATGCCCAATGCTGGTCAGGTCTTCATACATGGCAGAGTACAAAGAGTCATTGAGGGTAACAAAAATTGGGATCTTCCCATTCTTCTTAGCCCATACCAACATTGCTGCAGCAGCGCGGCCTTTACCAACGCCAGTGTCATCACCAATGATGAATCCCTTGCCAAGCTTATTGGCTTGAATAGCCAGAGCCAGGCCATCAACTTGGTAGCCAGCCAAGCCAGAGTTACGGTCATCTGTTGGTTGGCGCATTTGCTCCACGGAAGAGTAGCCCAACTCTTTGGCAACAAATTCATCGATGTCGCCAACTTGTGCTTCCAGATTTTCCAAAGCTGAATAAGCATATTCCGATTGAGCGCGGGGCAAATAAATGCCGTCATTCGAGAAGCGTGACTTGCCCAAATAAACAACCCGTGATGCAGTGTCAATTGGCTCTCCCTGAACCGGAGTCTGGTTCCTAGGAACCTTCTTTTCTTTGGTGTACAAAGAGGCCGCAAAGGTATTTAAATGTTCTTTGATGGCGTTTCCATATCGCTGCACCAAAGTTTGATAAATTTTTAAAAACCGCTGCTTGACATCTTTTACCATGCCGGAAAGAGCATTCCAGAGCTGCTGAATAAATGGCTGAACATCAGCGTAATCATGCTGACCTTTACGTGAGTACTGGCCTTGATTATTTTTTTCATCCTTAGCCTGCTGGGCAGTACGACGAGCCGCATCATTTGTTTGACTATCCAGTCGCTCTTGGCTGTTGGGCGCAGTAGTAGTTTTACTGGTTTCCGCTGGCGCGGTCCCTTTCATGGCCGCATCTAACCCTTTGAGAATGGCTTCAATTTCAGGATTGCCCTGGAACTCAGGTGGGAGTTCTGTAGTCTTTGGCGCTCTGGGTGCGCGTGTTCCACCCTTGCCTGTGGAATCTCCTCTAGGTGTGCGTGGCCCCGCGGTGCGCGGCTTACTCTTGGGCGTTTCATCGTCACCCAAGTTGTCAATGAAGTTTAGTAAATCATCTAGGTCAGGAAGTCCTCCCAGTTCAGCTCCTGATCCTGGACCATTTCCTTGGCCTCCTTCGGTTCCGCTGGATCCGACACCACCGGATCCCCCTGATTGACCTTCTCCATTATCCGACTGTTGTTGTCCAGAACCATTTCTACCAGTTGCTCCGCGTCCCCCGGTTCCGGAAGTGCCAGTGCCCCCTCCTGTTGTAAGTAGTGGTTCGCCGACGCCAGCGCCCTCTCCAATCCCCAATCCTGCACCATTTTCATCATCTTCCAACGTATCGCCTGTTGGTACTCCTCCTCGTGGCTTATTTGCACCGCCAGTAGCTGGCCGTTTCTTTCCGGCACCCACCACGACTTTTTCGCTACGATTACTGGTTTGAACATATCTACTCCAAAGTTCATCAAATGTATTTATCCGATCAACCGTAAAGTTGGTTGGGTAAAGGTTTTCGGTTTGGTTGCGCCCAGCAATTACCAAAATACGCATTGGCGCAGAGGCACTTTGCGGATGGTACAAGTTGCCCGCAATTTCAAAATGGTCTGCTACGTTATAGTTGCTGTAGAGCCAATTTAAAAACTGCTTATCTGTTGAAGTAATGGTCCCCATGTTGGGATGCGCCTGTACCAACAATACGGCACGGCCATCATTAGCTATGGCATGTAAAGACTCCGCAGCAATCTGTTGATCCAACGTGCCAATCTTGTATTCCTTGCCGTCCCAAGATTTAATATTGATGGCAGAAGATAGGGTACTAGCAGGGGGATGAGCCAAGACTACATCAACTTCTTGATTCTTCAGCTTGGCTACTTCTTCAGTAGCATCGCCTTCAACCACTTTGCCAAATTGCATTAACTGCAAGTTGTTGGCGCGGTGAGGATCAATTTCAAAGGTCGTAACATTGCGAGGGTTAGCCGAAACCACCAACATGCCGTTACCACCAGTCGGATCAAGTACGGTAGTAGTAGATTTAACGCGGGCCAACATACCAGCCAAGAAGGCAATCGGCATTGGCGTAGAGTAAGAATTGTTGGTCTTACTCAAGATGGACTTGATTTCCAGCATGGGCTGGTTTTTGTACATGCCAAGAATGTGGTCATAGATGGCTTTGGTGTCAGAGCCAGTTGTCCGCATGTCGGTGATGATCTGAGCAACATAGCGCACCGCTGCAGCTTCAAAGTCTTCTTGAGTTTGCTTGAGCTTGACCCGGTCATTTTCAAAGTCGGCAATTTTGTACTGATCAATTTCACGCTTGTCTTTGATTGGATTGAAACCAAGCAACTCTGGTTTTTGCAAGTACGCTTTAATGCCGTACTCAATTAACTCACGGTTACTTTTCGGCCACCACCCTTGGCGCATGTGGTTAAACATGGACTCAGACATGGAGTCATTTTTAATTTCAGGCCATTTAAACAAGCCCATTTCATCCATGATTGCATCTACACGATTGGCAATATCCAGGATGCGCTCATTGACTTTTCCAATTTGTAGCCGGTAAGGAGTCAAAATCTCTTCACGACCCTCCCGGTACTCCATGGCATCTTCAGCTTCTTGTTTGTTTTTATACCAAAACAGTGATCCACCATTTCTGGAACCCATGTTGTGCTGGTCCAAGATGGCGTAACCCAGCTCTTCAATGTGAACAATACGGGTTTCAGCTTTGTAAGTCTTTACTTTTAAAGTTTCCGGATCAATCTGGTCCAGCATCTGTTTAAAAATTTCATTCAGAATGGGACGCTCTGAACCAGATGGGTACGCTGTTCCAGCATATCCATTCGGTTTACTGATGTATCCATCGGCTACAGCCGGACCAACCAGATATGGTGACCCACCCTTGGAGGCGTCAAATAACATTGCCTCAAATCCACGAGACAACAATTCTTTGTTTGATGCCCAATAAATTGGCTCCCTGTTTTCTTCCCGATCTAAAGCACGGGCATCACGCGCAAATTGTGTATCTTCAGTTGCATTGCTATAAATAGATGGGCGCTGACTGTATGGGCCTTGAGTAATGGCCGCAAACAGTGCCTTCTTTGGAGGTAAGTTACGGTTTTCAGTGGTGGAAGAAACATTTTTCAAAATGTTACGCAAAGTTTCTTCAACCAGTTCAAGCTTCATTTGAGCTTGAAGCATGGAGGCAGTTTCCTCCATTAGCGTCTTGCCGTTTTCAGTACGCTGCAAGTTAAAGTCCAGGCCATGTTGCCACTCATGCCCCAGTGATCCATCACCTTTAGTTTTTGTCAGGTTTATTTCATTAACCCATTTACCTTGGTTGTCTTTGGCAATGTAATGTGCTGCAGTTCTGCCGCCGCGGCCTTGCGCTCCAACTGCTAGTTTTAGTTGCTGACCCAACCCCAACATCTTGGGAGAGATGCCAGACAAATCAGCCAAGTCATGCATGGCGTCATAGATTGCATTTAAATGGTCTGCACGTTCAGTCTGGTTAACCCAATTACCAAAATCAATTCCTCCTGGGAAAAAGCCAAAGGTATCAATAAAATCCTGGACATCCGCAGGACGGCCTTGGCGGTGATCCCGCATACCTCGGCGAATAATGCGTTCCATAGTTGGTGGAAATTCAGCATCTTTTTTAACAATACGTTTTGTTTGATCAGTGGAATCTTCATTGGCTGCAAACAATGAATACAACCTGTCATTCAATTTAACCAAATCCAAATTTTTGTTATTGAATTTTGATGACAAATTTACGCCATCGTGCGTGTATCGTTCAGCTAATTTACCGGAATACGGATCTTTAATATATTTTTCTTTGATTGCTGCATTTAATGCATCAACGCGGGAATGTTCATTAAAAACTTGTTGCAAGCCATTTAATGCTTCAACGTAATACTGAAGCAACATTTCTACTTCAGTATTTTTCCCCTGCGCCAAAGCCATTTTTATGGCTCCAGGACCTTGTGTTTTTGGAGTAATTGGTAGGCTTCCAATGGACTTGAGATTTTGCAACAGGAAATCTGCTGGAGTCACAAGGTAGTGTGCAAGACCCTCCTTGTACATCATTGCTCCAAACGAGTTATTTACATTGGAGTGGATGTCAAGTAACGCATCTTTGCTGGCTGCTGCCAACATCTTGGAAATTGCTACATCAGTAGGATTTTTTGGTACTGGTGGAGCAGTTACCTTACCTTTACGATTACCAATAAATTCAGCGCCGCCTCCTTGAATGCTGACTTTTTCCGGCTTGTATACCGCTGAAATGGTTACGCGCTCTGGGCCTGGTGTAGATGGATCATTGCTGGTAAAAACATCTGCACCGTTAATGGTAAAGCCATATTTCTTTAGTGCCGTTTCAATGGCGGCAACATCCTTCAACTCTACGGGAATGCGGATCAATCCTTCTGTCTGCATGGATGGAAAAAATTCTTCCGATACGGTTTTGCCATACAGTAGTTCCGCAACTTTAGCGGCATCACCCTCATCCATTGCAACCTTCATTGGCTGCTTGTTGAATTCTTCCAGCTTTTTCTTACGCTCTTCTTCAGCCTTGTCAGCCGCAGCTTTTTCTTCCGCAGCTTTAGCTTTGGCCTCATCAGCCGCCTTCTTCTCTTCAGCGGCCTTAGCCTTCTCTTCGTCGGTCAGCTTAACCTTTGGGGGTTTGGCTGGACCAGCAGTAGTTTCCACCGGGACATCAATAGTCTTGGCTTTGATTTTGTATTCCCAGGGAGCGGTGAAGTTTTTATTTAAATGTTCTTTGGCTTCCTGCTCTGTATCAAAATCAATATTCACTGCGCGGCCATTTGCTTGCCGTCCAGATTTATACAAAATATGCCAAACTTGCTTTTGTTTGGTTTTAGCCGGCGTAGATGGGCCAGCAGTGGTCCCACCCTCGGCGGGCTTCTCTCCGCCTTCTTCAGGAGTTGCGGCAGGAGGAGTTGCGGGAGCAGCCCCCTCTTCTGTGGTTTCTGTTGGCGTAGCAGGAGTCTCTGTACCCTCTTCAGTTGGAGCTGTACCCTCAACAGGAGCCTCTTCAGTAGGCACTTCGGTTGGAGCTTCTTCAGCAGGAGCCGCACCTTCAGTCGACTCTTCGGCGGGAGCTTCGGCAGGTGCCTCATCTGTAGGAGACTCTGGCGGCGCTTCTTCCGATGGAGCGTTCTTTGGCTCTTCAATCGGAGCTTGCTCTTCAGTTGGCTTACCACCGGCGGGGATGGATGGACCGGCAGTAGTTTCCGGTTTTTGCTCTATAACAGGGTTGATAGTTCCAATTAAACGAGCACCCTTTGGACGTTCAACATCGGCACCAGTAGTAACAATTTGACCTTGGTGCATCCATACTTTGATGGGCGTATTTTTTTCATTGGCTACTTCTTGCAACCTGCCAACTTTGAAGTCAGCCAGTTCTTTTGTTCCTTGATAATCTTTACCCTTATACGTGGCATATGCCTCGTGGATTTTTTCAAGGTCGGTCTTTTCCGCCGGGGTTGCTGGAGGATTGGCCGGGGTTGCTGGAGGATTAAGCTCTGGTTGCTTGGGAGTAACAACTGGAGGTATAGCAGGACCGCCAGTAATTACTGGGGTTTCTGGTTCTGCTGGTCTTTGCGTTTCTGTTTGCTCGGCTTCAGGGGTTTCAATGCCACTTGGTTTTCCTTCGATTGCTGGTGGTTTAGGGAGGAGGTCAGTTATATCTTGTGGCTGCTCAACAGTAACAGGTGTTACAGCAGGCGTACCAAGGATTTGATTGGCCTCATCAATCAGTTGCTGTTGGTCCTGGGACTCTTCGTCCGTGATCTCTTGCGGCGTCAATGTGGCAATGCCACCGGTTGGCGCGACGGGACCGGTTGGCGGGGTGACTTGGACCCCATCAATGTCAACACTACCATCACTACGAGTTACCTTGATACTTGTTTTGCCACCCTGCTGCACGGTAGTCGTTGCAACGATAGGCGCGTTGGTTGGCGGAATAGGTGTAGCTGTTGGTAGAGAAGCCAGGCCACCTGGCGGGGTTTCCTCCGCTTCTTTGCGGCCAAATGCTACGTTGGTAGCGGCAGAGATACCAGCACCACCAAGACCACCTTTGAGTCCAGCATTGATAAAACGCTCAAAATTTTGCGCGGTAAAGAAGTCATTGTTACTGTCAACAAACTTTTCAGCAGCCGCACTGGACATTTCCTGGATGGCTTCAGTAGCACCCTCGGACACCATACCCTCAAGCGCACCTTTGCCTGCTCGTTTGTACCAAGCCCCAATGATTTCATTTTCAGGAATGCCAGCAAGCTTGGATTTACGCAGCAAATTAATGGGCGTAACAGCATCCAGGACGGAGTTAAATGCTCCAAATGCCAACGCCACTGGCAAGTTGTCGTAACCCTTTTCGTAAAGTCCTTGGTACACATCTGGGATGTTTTGAGCCGCAGAGCCAACCAATGCTCCGGCTACCTCGTACTTCAACGCTTCGCGCTTAGCTGCATCAACGCCCGCTTTAAGGGCAATGTCTTTGGCCGCTTCAGCGGTTACGCCTGCCGCCATACTGGTGGTTGCCGCCTTTTCCGCCGCAACTCTAGCAGCCGCTACAGCTCCACGGCCCGCAACTGCTGCTGCACCACCGGTAAACAAGCTTGGGATAAGAGTGGGGATTGCTTCACCAACAGCCTCAACAATGTACGTTAACGCATCACCAGCACCCTTGATGTTGGTAAACGAAGGTACAGCCGATGGATAGAGGGCTTCGGTTTCTTTTTGATACGCCGCAGCTTCTTTCATTTGCTGCTTGGCATAGTCATTGGCTCCAACAGCCTTCGCTATCATTGCGGGAGCAACATCCCCCGTAAGGGAAGCAAGGCCCCGGACACCACGCATTACCGCTGGGCCAAAAGCAGAAAAGCCAGTTTGAGGTTCGGGCGGAGCGGTAGCTACTTCTTCAGAAGCAATTGGCTGCGTATCAAGGTAGCTAAGAATTTTAGCTTTTGCAGCAGCCGGATCATCCGTTGAAATATCGTACTGCTGGCCCTTGTACTCATAAATTGGCATAACAAACCTTAATCAAGTTTAATTATTTTCTGTGGAGGAGGAGAGCTACCAAACAAACCGCTAAAGAACCCCGGCTTCTCTTTTGGCTGCTCAATCTTTGGCCGTGGAATTCTTGGAGGAGGTGTTATTTTATACATTTCGTATGCCTGATCATACAGGTCATCAATCCTGTCTTGCAGCTTGTTCCACTCATCGCTACCAAACTCCAGATCTTTTTGCTTGAGCTCCAAGCTCTTAACCCTTTGTGGCATGGTTTGATTAATTTTACCAATAGCCCTATCTTCAGTGGTGGGCTTAGTTTCCCGCATAATTCTTAATTGTTCTGCACGGTTAGCAGCTTCAGCGGCCCATTGAGCCTTCTGGGCATCGTGGTGCCTTTGCATTTCAGCCAACGTAGCAGCAGCTTGATCAGAGCGGTTTTGAATTTCCCTGTTTTGATTGAACAAGGTGCCTGATTTTTCAGCAGTGCCAATCTGCAGCGCTTGCTTCTTATCCAGACGATCAGCCATTTGCTTTTCAAAGTTAACCGCATCTGCAGTCCGGCCATCAATCATGGCTTTGGCATATGCCTGCTGCAGCACTCCAATTTCAGAGTCAAGCTTGGCGACTTCAATGAGTTGTTGGCGCTCCAGTGCCTGTTGAGCCTGCTGGCGTTTAACGTCTTCAGCCGTAAAGTTTGCGTAAGACTTACCAAAGCCGCCCAGGGCTTCACCCATAGCCATACCCTTATGGCCGCGAGTAGCTTCACCAGCAGCAATCAAAGCTTGGGATAGTCCAGCCAGACCCATACGGCCTTGGCCCTCTTGGAACTTATCCTTGTTGGCTTTGTTTTGCTCTTTCAGTTGTTGCGAAAGCTCCTTCAATTCAGAGCCTGGCATCTTGTTAACCAGTGCAGCCATCTCTGGATACTTGTCCATGATCTCTTTACGAACTACTTCTGGATTGCGTGGTTCTGCGCTGTCCAACTCACCGCGCAGTCCTTTTGACAAAATTGCTGCAATTTGTGGTTCAAGAGATCCAAGTCCGGCTGGGGCTCCTTGTGGTTTTGTAATGCGGTGCGGACCAGAGTCGCGCAAAGTTTCATCCAATGTAGAGGAGTCTGTTATCACCGCATCCAACCCAGTGTCACTTGATGGGCTGGCGTTAGGGTTGTAGCCCTCAACAAGATCTCCTGCAGCAAAGGCAACAATACCACCAGGGGCATAGTTAAACATCTCATCATCCACATGAAGACCAGCCAAGCCACCGCCTGCCATGCCCGGCGGAGCGCCTGGCGGTTGCCCTTGAGGCTGTCCTTGAGGAGCTTGAGGAGCTTGTGATGGCAGCTGGGCAATACCTTGTGGGCCTTGGGGCATCTGAGGGGCACCAGGAGGCATAGGTTGCCCAGGGGGCATAGGTTGTCCTGGAGGTGGTTGATGCGTGACTGCCGCTTCAAGCTGATCCTTGACGGATGCCGTCGGCTGCTGAGCCGCCCGCTGCTCCATAGACTTACGACGGTTCAACTCGCTCAGCGCCATGTATGGCGGAACTTGTGGGTTCTGCCCGTTGGCGTAAGACATGATTGCCTGAGTAGGAAGGTCCTTCAGGTTTTCTTGAATTTGAATAAGATTCATGTTGTTCTCTTAACTCAGTAAGTTATTAGGGTCCAAAAATGGATTTATACCAATCGGAAGAGGTAACAGCATCCTTGGCCTTGCCAACCCCGCTATAAAGATCTTGCAGCAACTCATCTGTGCTCTTGTATCCTGCTGCGGATGCAATTTGCCCAAGCCCACCTGTACCAGCAAGTAAGGCCCCGAGGTCAGTCATATCCCCTGGAGTGTTTGTAACGGCGGCAATTGGAAGTCCAGCCAACATATCTTTTTCAAACTTCAACTGTTCTTTTGGATAGTCGCGCTGCTTTTCAAACTCAGACTTATCTGCAGCAATACCCTCTGCAGTAATGCCTCGATCTATTGCGCCACCAGCAAGCTGTGCATTGAGATTACTCAATGTAAGTTGATTTTGTGTATTAGCCAAACTACCTTGCGCTTGAGCGGCGGCAAGAGCTGCATTTTGAGCGTCAATATCATATTTAGATCCATACTGTTTGGACCTTTCGGTTTCTTGCTGTGCGCTCAATCCGTACTGCGCTTGGTTTTGAGCCTCTTGCACTTTGCGGTTTTGCTCAGCATTAAACTGGGCCATAGCTTTATCGTAGGCGGTGTTATATCCGGTGTTAATTAAATTTTGAGATTTTTCCAGCAGGTTCCGGTTTTCCTCTCCCTGCAAAATAGCTTGACGGCCACCACCATAAGCACCAGCCTGCGCCATCCTTGACCCAGTCATCATGTTATTGATCTGCGCTTGTCGTTGAAGCTCTTTCAATTGAGCGTCAAGTGAAGCTTGCAGATATGGATTCATGTAAGCCTGGGCTTGAGTCGCATCAAAAGCAGAGCTTACGGGAGCCGCATATTGGTTGGTGAACTTAGTTGGGTCGTAACTCAATCCCTGCAAATTTGTTGCAACATTACCAGCAGTTTTAGTTGCATCCGCCGCACCGGTTGGAACTGTAAGCCCAGCCAGTCCCGTAAATGCCGTGTTCTGTAAATCAGATGCACCAGCGGTCAGTGGGCCTTGGTATGTCTGGTAGCCCTCTCCGGACAATGCCTTGGCTTTACCGAGCATGTCGGTGGTGTATTCCCCAGCCCAGTTTGCAAGACCTTGGGAGTTAGTTCCACCAGTGGAGAGGTTGTTAGTGAGTGCTGGTTGATCTGCCATGATGATTCCTTAAGCAGGTAAGTACTTAGCTGCGTTTGTATTGGCAGCAACATTTTTGGTTTTGCGGCGCGTCTTCTGGATGCGGTCCATCATTTCATACAGACGTTGAGCGCCAGCTTCTGTAGAGCCATTTCCAAGTTCAGACACAATCCGAGCCGGTATAACAAACTCACCCGTAGCAAGGCGGGCCGGTTGCTTTTGACCAATTATGGCAGGAATGGAATCAGAAACACCATCGCCCGGGCCTTTCAGCAAGCGCCCACCATCCGAGTAGGAGCCGAGATTTGATTGCCCAGGAATAGCGCCACCACTGTTAAAGCCCTGCATGGATGGACCATACAAACTTTGAAGCCCTGATGTTTGAGGCAGAGAGCTTTGAGTGATCCCGTTTTGCTCCACCCCGCCATCACGAGACGGGTATCCTTGAACAGGGTAGTTGTTACCTTGATCTGTGTTCAGTGAAATATTAAATTGCGGCGCTTCATTGCCAATCTCACCGCCACTAGCAAGACCCATCAATCCACCCTTGGCTGCGGCCTGCACTGGGGTGTAAACCATAGGGCTGAAATAAGTGACCCCACCTTGACCTGGACGGTAGGGCTTTCCATCAATCCCAGCTCTTGTTTCGCTTACGGGCTTTTGCGTTCTAGAAGCTGTGTACTTCGGTACGGTTCCTTGGTAAGAGCTGTTTCCGCCGCCACCAGTCAATCCCTTCCCTAGAGCTACAGCGCCTGCTCCAACTCCTGCGGCCTTAAGTAGATCTGCAGCAGCCTTGGCATCTTTAAGTCCTTGAGCAATCTGTGCAGCGGTAAGGGAGGTGGCCGTGCCCACGCCAGAGGCAGCAGCCAGTGCATCTCCTGTTAACGCTCCGCTTGCAGCGCCAGCAGCGCCAGCAGAACCTGGACCCATGCCTGACGCGACCATCTCATTGATGGAAGGCACTGCAGATCCTGCGGCCCCCAAAGCACCCAGACCTGCGGAGCCAACCCCTCCTGCAGCAGCTAACGCCTCCCCCGTCAATACGCCACTTGCAGCACCTGCGGCACCAGCCGATCCAGGAGCCATGCCAGCCGCAATCATTTCATTGATAGATGGGACGGTAGAACCAAGAGAGCCAATGCCACCGGCAGAAGCGAGATCTGCAGCACCGGTAGTAGCTGCAAGTTCTGCCCCTGGTGCGCTACCAGCAGTAAGAATCGACTCAATCCCAGATGCCCCGCCCTCCAAAGCACCCGAAGCTAAAGCATCACCCCCTCCTCCGCCTAGAAGCCCTTCACCACCAAAATTTGCACCCCCAAGTAGTGCCGCACCACCAGCAAGAATACCGGCGTTTAAAAGATTTTCACCATTCTTGTGAATAAATCTTGTTAAAAAATCTCCGCCACCGCCAGATTGACCGACGCCAACAAATTTACCACTTGGGTCGTATTCGTTAAAAGTGCCGTCACCCAGATCTTTGGTAAAACCATTTGCTTCGTAGGACGCATCACTTGATCCGCCCTGCCCAACACCACCACTTTGTTTAATATTGGGTATTAAAGCACCAGACTTAACCAGCTCCTGCATTTCTGGTGGAAGAGCAGAAATTGCCGCCTTAATAGCAGCCTCTCTACTTCCGTATCCACCACCCACATTTGGAGAGTAATTTACCGGTGTTTGAACCGGAACATAATCTGCGCGTCCTGGCATATTAAACCTTCACTTTCAGTACATTGTTTGCGGTGGTGTCATAGTAAATATCACCAAGACGCAAGTTAGCAAGATTGGCTTCAGTTGGCAAACTGGGTGTAGTTGACCCGGGGTTAGGGTAAAAACTTAATCCAGAAACAACGGATGTGCCGCTAAATTGTGAGGCTGCAGAAATAGGCCCCGCATTATCAATCTGATTAAAATACAACCGCAATATGTTGATGAACTGATTCATCATCTGGCTGTCGTACTCTTCAGTAGCATTTGGCAGTCGAGGTGCTATAACATTCTTTTGAGCCATGATTACCGCCTTCCGTCTGCGCGAATATCAATACGAGGAGCGCCAAGCTGCCACTGCGTACCGAGCGTGTTGCACGTAATCTTCATTGACATTTGTCGACCACGCACACGAATGTTCAACTGCCCAGTAAAGATGTCCGGATCTTGCGGGTAAGTGTACAGTGGCGCAATTCCATTCTTGGCTGTGTTAACAGTCTGCGTTCCAGTGGAGCTTGTTCCACCTACGGAGATTGGGCTGTTATAGCTGGATCCAGAATTCTGCAATGGCTGCAACTGTATCGTTAAGCTTGGCTCTGTTCCATCTGTAGAACCACGGAATGTCAAGTCAGGCAGCATCCGCCACACAAAAGCAAAGTTGTGTCCATCATCAATATCAAACTGCGATGTAGTGATAAATGATTCCATTGGAACCAGGGTTCCGCTAGTGCCATCATCCACACCATACTCCTGGTTAACAAGGTTATTGGAGTAAGTGGCGGCAACAGGGTAGCTGCGTAGTCCAGTATCAATCCATGCGGTTCGACCAAGAGAACCGTAATACCAAACATCTTCAAAGTAGTTGTAGACAACGTACCGGTCTATTTGGTTTGAGTTTTCAGTGCAGTAAAACCACCAGACTTCATTAAAGCCTTCGTTGGTGCTTGAATACACCTGATCAAACTGAAGTGGGTTAATGTCGCTGTAAATGAACTGGCGCAAGTCACATCGCAATGTTTGGACCCGGCCATCGTATTTGTAGAATTTATCCACACCCATCCAGTAAACCACATTAGCAGCCACCGCCATAGCATTCGGACCTGCAATGGATACATTGTCTGCAAGCAACTGTGTGTTAAACACATTGGGTGGACCGGCATACTGCATGGAGTAAATTGTGGAATCAGTCCAAACCACAATCTCTTGTCGGCTTTGCAGTGCGGTGACAATTCTTGATCCATGTGAAAAACGAACCGACCCAGCCTCGGTGGTGGCGGATGGTTGCCACTCAACCAAAGACTCCTTGTCAGACCATCGGATCAACATTGGATCCAGGGTTGTGCTGCCATAGTCATTGGTTCCAAAAACAATGGTTATGCGGCTCACATCGGAGATGAGCAGGTAGTTTTGATACAGCGGAACAGAACTTGCGCCGTTAAGGCTGGATAGCGGTATTCCACGCACCGATACACTATTCACACCAGACTGTGTGCCTGATGTGTTAATTGTCGTAGACAGCGTGTAGGTAAGTCCAGTTGGAGTTCCAGCTGTAGTTGTAACCCCGGAACCTCCAGCCGTAGTGGATAGCGTAAACGTAGTAGAGCCATTGGTGGCAATAATGTAGTACGTTGTTGGGTTGGCATATCCTGTAATGGATCCTGTGCCGCCATAGGTTCCGATAATCGTCAGGGATTGACCGATAGCTAGGGGAACGCTTGAGGCGGTACAACTAAACTGACCTGCCGTACCAGTAATTACCACGCCAGACAATACCGCACTTGATGTGGCCGACGTTGCCAGATTAAATGTGGTTGAGGTTAAATACTTAATGTAATAAGTGGTTCCAACCGTCAATCCAGTGGGTAGCGCTCCAGTGGTTTGGAGCTGAATAGCCGTGTTATTTACTATTGTGAATGTACTTGTAACTACCGCTGGGCTTGCAATAGTTATAGTTACCGCTGGAGAGCTAATTCCTATGTTTGCATTCCAAAGATACAAAGCCCCGCCGCGTGGGCCGTACACCAGGTCCTGACCAAAGTTGCTGGCGTTCCAAATGCGTATGGAGTCTGATGCTGTGGAGCCAACGCCCCAGGTTCCACCACCCCAAGGTCCGGCACCCCAGCCAGATAAGGGGACCGCATACTCGGGACCAACCGAAACCTGGTAAACGGCATATACAGTACCACCACCAGTTGCCCCAGAGGTAGCTGCTGATGTTGAGGTAATGGTGTAGGTGGTGGCCCCGGTTGATGCGGTTATTTGATATTCACCGCCAATCGTAATTCCACCAACAGTAACAGATGGGGAGAACGTAACAAAATCACCGTTACTATACCCACCAGAAGCATCTGTTACTGTAATTGTTGTTGATAGATATACCGTAGTGAATGGGTTGGTAAGAGTGGACTCAGCTCGAATTGGTGTAATGTCGTAGTAAGCTCCACCATTCTCAATGTAGTACTTGAGGTTTGTGCCAACGCCCATTAAGTTTTGTGCACCAAGAGTTACCCAGTTCCATAAAGACCTGCAAACACCCAAAAATGTACTGGCAGAAATTTGCAGCCAGCCACCGATTTTTTCAGGCGTACCTTGACGAAACCGAACCAGGTTCGATTCATAGTAGCCACCCTCATTGGTGTAGCGCGTGTTCTCACGGTTAACACCAGGCTTGAGGGAAATCTTTTTTAGTGGCATAACTCATTTTCCCATGAATCAGGCAAATGCGCGAGTGCCTGCTTTGTCAATGATGAGTGCTTGTCGGCGGGGGGAGTGACCAATGTCATTTACTACACTGATATGCGTCCAAGCATCAAACTCCCTGATGATCTGGTCAAAAGGAAGCTTGGCAGCAATGACAGCACGAACCACCTGGTCTGGAGTCATGCCTGGGACGCGGATGTCTGCGGCGCAACCCAGTCGATGCTGGCTGGTATCTTTGGATCCGACGGCGTCATTGACCTGCTTGCTGCGGAAAGCAGAGTTGACCATGATGGGCTTACCTCCGATGGCAGACTTGACCTGCTCCAATAATTCAGCAACGCGAACCAGATTTGCAAGCTCTTGGTCATTGGGTGTGTTGTCAAACTGACGGTGGTCTGTGTGGGTTAGTTCTGCAAGGGTGAAGTGTTCTGTTAAATTCATTTCAAAACCCCTTTTGTCATGGTGTCCGTCTTGTCTTTACTGGACTTGCTGGAGCCGTAAAAAAACGAAATGATGGTAGCCACGGCAGTACCCAGCAAAAAGCCAAGGATGATGTTACCGAAGTCCTTGCCGCTGGCTGGAACCTGCCCAAACGTGATGGCAAAAAAGTAGGCCATTGAACCTACCGACCAGAACCATGCAAACCAATAGATGAAGTGCTTGGCAAACTTATCGTCTTGGTTCAGCGCAGTTTCCTGCATATGCCGAGCAGAGTCGCGGTCAGCGTTCTCCAACTCAAACTGCTTGAGGTCTAGTTCAGCCAGTTTGGTCGCCGCTTCCGGGTCTCCTGCGATTGCTTGCGCCACGGCTTTAACGTCATCAGCCACGCCAAACTTGTTGGCAATAGCGGTAACAGCAAGACCACCAAGAGGCCCTCCAACAGCAGTTGCGACAGCAGGAGCAATGCCTTTAAGTATTCCAAGTAGTTCATTCATATTATTTCCGCATAAAGTCAATGTATTCCATAGTGCCCCACACGCCCAGTGTAATCACCAGGGAGATGAGGATCACCAACAATACCATTTCAATAACTTCTTCAATTTCTTTCTTGCGCTTGGCTTTTTCTTTTTCCATAGCCGCTTCCTCCGCTTTGCGATTTTGCACCAGCTTATTCCGCTCCACCAAAAGGGCTTCCCATACGTCCGCGTGTCCTGACCAAATTAATGTCCGCTTAATCTCGTCCTCGGCGTCTTGCAGTTGCTTAGCCCTAAGTACGTTCTCAAGCGCCTGCGCGGTGTCCGACTTGCCCGGTTTCACCGCTGCCTTGGCAACAACGTCCTTGGCCTCAAAAAACTTCATCAGGTCACCGGAGATGGCTCCAATGTCCTTGCCCATCTTGATCGCGGCCTGGATCCCCTTGATGGCCGCTTGGGCTGTGGCGAAAGCGGTAATCGGGTCAATCATGTTAGAACAAAAAGAAGAAGTTTCCGTTTGCGGCGCTGGTGTAGTTGATGACAATCACGCCGTTAGAACCAGCTCCTGAAGCGCCGGGGGTTGTGGACCCGCCGATACCACCAGAGCCGCCGCCGCCATAACCACCGCCAGACCCACCAGCAGGGTTTGTTACCGTACCCACTCGCCCCGCACCACCACCGCCGCCACCAGAGTATTGGCCTAGAACACTCGCGTCAGGTCCCGCGCCGCCCGCACCGCCCGTGCCGCTTGCACCGGCATAACCACCGCCACCACCAGCACCATTGGAGCCAGCGCCCCCTGCTTGTGACCCTGATGTACCACCTGAACCCGGGGAGCTTCCAGAGTAACCTGACGCTCCACCTGCTGCTCCGTTTGATCCCGAGCTTGTTGCACCTACAGACCCAGCTCCGGTTAAGCCACCGGCACCGCCGCCGCCCATGCCCCCCGGAGAACTACCAACAGCCCCTCCTGCGCCACCGTTACCGGCATAGCCGCCAGCACCGCCGCCGCCAGCACCGCCAGTACCACCTGCACCAGGTTCCCCACCATTCCCACCCGAGTATTTTGTAGTCCCGTAACCCGATGCCGCAGCCCCACCCGCGCCACCCGAACCTGAAACTCCAGCGCCTCCGCCTTTAGCAAGAGCTAGATACCCTGTGATGGTCGTGGAGCCTGCGCTTGACGATGCGGAGACGGTGTAAGTACCAACCCCACCAGAACCCGTGCCAAATGCCGTGATGTAAGACCCCGCCGTTACGCTCGTCCCCGTAATGTACGAGCCGACATAAAGGGTGCCAGACGTTACTCCGGTAACCGTTAACGTGGTTGACGAGATTGAGCCGGTTACAACAGCCGCACCGAGGTAAGTGTCGCCGCCCGCTGTACCGTCGGTTGAGGTAGCGCTTTTAGCCCCTCCACCAGCACCAATTGCAATGGTGATGGACTGCCCCGCAGTCAGCGCTGCTACCGTATTTCTTGAATACCCTCCGCCACCGGCAGCGGCAGAGCCGTTACCGTTACCACCAACACGCCCTGAGCCACCAGCACCGATGACTTCAAGGGTCGCGCCTGAGCTTGTCCAGTCGCTTGGGACCGTCCACGTTGTCCCGCTTGTTAAGACGACTGTAGTCATTACAAATCACTCCATTCGGGAGGGTTGGGGTTGACGAACCCTGTGCCCGTGTACACCCAGCCAATATCGCAATCAATGTCATCAACTGCGACCAATACCCCATTCTCCACAGGGCACGGCGCGTCCACATCGGCAACGATGATGTTGACAACTACGTTGTTTACGCAGACAGCACACTTTGACATGCCGTCTCCTTACGCGGTAGCAACACAACGCCACTTGCTAGTAGCCACGTTCCAGACAAAGCCAACATCAAGTCGGTTGGTGGTTACCGTGGTGGTGGGCAGTGTGACTGTGGAGGACTCGAACGAAGCGCCCCAAGTAATTGCAATAGCGCCCGTACCAGTTATGGAAATCCACAGCTTCTGGCCGTTGACCGGGGTTCCGGTCAGGTTGGTGGTAAACGAGGTAATGGCTGCGGATTGCGCCGTGATAACCACTATGTCGTAGCTGTCGGTGTTGATGGTAGGCGTGGCGCTGTTAGCGGTGCTGGCAAGGACGCGGGGGTTGATCCGGCCAACAAAGCTGGTTGACGCCGTCAGGGTAGTGAACGCGCCTGCAGCCGCTGCTGTGCCGCCGATAGCCGGGGGGCTTGCTAGGTAGGTAGAAAAACCTGTCCCGCTTACCGTAGACGAGGCAGACAGCGTAGTGAACGATCCAGCCGCAGCAGCCGTACCGCCAATGGCTGGAGGGCTTGCCAAGTAAGTGGTGAACCCTGCCCCACTCACCGTGCTGGATGCGCTAAGGGTTGTGGCGGCAACTGGCCCGGCAAAGCTCGATGTGAGCACCGTGCCGTTAAATGTCATGTTGGCAGAGTCAACCAGCAGTCCACCGGTGGATGCATAGGTCACACGCCCAGAGGTAAGCCCGGAGTCTGTAACAGAGGTAGCTGTGACTGAAGTGAATACACCAGGACCAGACACCCCGGAAATCTTTACGAAGTCAGTTCCATTCCAGGCAACAAGTGCTCTCTCGCCATTGACAAGAGCCACGCCTGAAGTTGCCGCGCCTTTTACCGTAAGTGCAAAGCCGCCGGTGGTATCGTTGTTAATGATGTACCACTTGCTGGTACTTGGGACAATCAGGTTACGCGCAGCAGTCATCAGGCCGCTTACGTTCAGAATGGCGTACTGCGAGGTTGTTGAGGTGATGTTTGTTCCAGAGCTTGTTCCTTGGGTAGGTGCAAGCGTCACATCAGAAGCAGTTACAGTTACCGCCAAGCCGCCAGCAATAGCAATGTCCAGATACGACGAGATGCCGTTGTTTACATCACTTCCCCAGGTTCCAGATTCCGTACCGTTTACGGGCTGCGCCAGGTTCAGTAAAGATGTGTAATTGACAGCCATAGCTAATCCTTAAGTGTTAACGTCTACCCATCCTGGGTCTTGAGGGTTGTTTACAGCATCCCAGCCTGGCGCTTGGGTATTGCTAACACCACCCCAATTTGAATTTTGATTGTTACCAATGCCATTCCAGTTTGGATTCTGCGTGTTACCAACAGCACCCCAATTCGAAGCTTGCGTGTTGCTAACATCAGTCCAGTTTGATGTTTGGGTATTGCCAACAGCAGTCCAATTTGCTGTTTGCAAGTTGTTTATAGCACCCCAATTTGACGTCTGAGTGTTGCTAACATCGGTCCAATTCAAAGTTTGCATGTTGCTTACAGTGCTCCAACTTGACGTTTGCGCGTTACCAACATCATCCCAGCCAGGGGTTTGTGGTGTTGGTATCACCCTCCAGCCAACAGATACAACCTGACCAATATAGCCGTTTGCATACGTCCCTGTAAGTGCCTGCGTTACAGCATAAGAGGCAAACCCAGACGCTGATCCTGATCCTACCACAGATGTAAGGCTTGGCGTTATTCCATACACTAGCGTTTGAAGGACTCCTGTAGAGGGGGCAGAGGTAAGCTCCGCACCCAAAGACATGGTTGTGTCTGAGGCATAGCCGGAGGCTGTGACTGCTGTTATGTCAAAAGTTATAGTTGTTGAAAATACAACAGTGCCCAGCAGCCCTGATGTAGCTACACCAGAAGTAGCTAAGGAAACCGCATATGCCGGAAAGGCTACTTGCCCGGCAGCACTTGTGTTTGAGATAGGTGATGTAAGCGCATACACCGGTGTAGCTGTTTGTCCGAGCGCGCTTGTGCCTGTAGTGGAATTGGTTAAAGCATAAATGGGTGTTGCGGCAAAACCAGATGCAATAACCCCGGTTGCATTTACCTGCACATCAGAAGCGTAGGTTTCAGTTCCCGCGAAACCGCTCGCCGTATTATTGCCAAGGAGCGTTGAATAGGTGTACCTCGGGGTAGAGGAAAAACCAGATGCAGCTGTAGAAGTTATAGCTACACTCTTTGAAAAAACAAGTGCACCCAAACTGCCAGAGGCTGATGCGGATGTTAGAGCTACAGTTACAGTTGGGATTGGGGTGTAATTGATGATGATAATACTTGCACCACCAGCTCCACCCGTTGAAATAACGGAAGAAGCACCACCGCCACCACCGCCGCCATAAGTTCCACCAGCACCGCCAACAGTAGTTCCTGTACCATCACCAGCACCGCCCCCACCACCACCAGAGTAAACAGAAGTGCCATTTCCGCCCGCGCTACCTGAATTAGATGCGGCACCACCCGTACCTCCAGCGCCAGCGCCTGTTCCTGCAGTTCCGCCTGTTGCAGAGGTACTGGACCCAGCCGTTCCACCATTACCGCCTCCGCCGCCTCGACCTGTTGTCCCAAGTGTTGCAGTGTTTGCACCACCTGCGCCGCCATTTCCATTAGGTCCAGCCGCACCACCACCTCCACCACCGGCAGCAGTAGTTGAAGTTCTTCCTAAACCGCCGTTACCACCAGCCCTTGAAATTGTAGTGTAAACAGCGCCAGCTATTTGAGCGCCGCCATACGGACCACCTTGACCACCATTTAAACCATTAGTGCCATTAGCCGCAAATACTAAACTACCAATAATTGGTAATCCAGTGCAACCGTCAATCGCAACAACTCCATACCATAAATAGCCAGAGCTATAAATTTTGTCAATTACATATCCAGCGGCATCTGCTGCTTTAAGCGGTACATTAGTTGCTAGTACGTATGCGCCGCCACCACCACCGGTACCTGAAAAAGCTGCATCTCCATTTCTTCCACTTCCTCCAGCACCATATATTTCAATGGTATTTGCAGCGTCATTCCAATCAGCCGGAAGATTCCAAGATTGAGGAGTATTTGTTGGGTAAAGAATTATTTGCGCCATTATGCATTTACCATAATTCCTTGGTTTGGAACTATATTAACAATAATGGTTCCATCTTCCAAAGCTTCAATTTCATGCGCTGTATTTGCTGGCATTTCATAAAACATGCCGCTTGGTATAACAAAAGAATTTTCATCAATTGTAATTTTGCAGGATCCAGTTTGGCATACAGTTCCATGAGAAAAAAGATGTGTATGCATTGGTATACCTTCACCGGCATTAGCTTCATATATATTAATCACCACACCAAGGTATGTAATACTTGATAAGCGATTAGCAATACGCATACAAACTTCCCTCTGGGAAGCGACAGGTTAGGTTGTAACCAAGCGCAGTAAAGCAGTCCCAGCCGCATTGGCAGGCATCGTGATGGTGATGTTCCCTGCAGTGATGGTCTGAGAGCCAAACGTGTGGACACTGACGGCCTTATTGGACTGGGTGGAGTTGTAGAGCAGCACAGTATCAAACGCCGTGCTAATCGTCACTGTAGTCCAAGTAAAGCTTGCAGACGGCGTCCAGTATCCTGTTCCTGCAGTAGTCGAGGTATTTGTTGATGCCGGGGCTGTTGCATTTGTTACTGTAGTACCGCCCGCTGTATAGCCCGTGCCAGAAACTTCACCAGTAGCTGAGTAGGCCGTAGTTGCTGCGTTTACAGTAGCTGTGGTGTAGTACAAGGCCGCCTTGAAGGTGTCTGCTGCGGTTGTTCCACGAGTAGGTGCAACGCCAAAATTATGCGTAGCAGTCATCAGTTCACCAAGGAACGAGGTACACATTGATTGGGTATTTGCCATGATATTTCCTTAAATGGTGCCAGCTTCGCCAGTAGTAAGCCCCGGCATCTTTTTCAGTGTTACATGAGCGGAACGATGAACAAGCTCATCGTCTAGCCAGTACTCTACCCAGGTTGTGTACTCATTTTCATTATCAACAACCCCTGCTTTCCTGTTAAGCAAAGAATCATCCATGTCGCCTTTAGTGGTGGTAACAATCAATTTGAACTCCGTATTAATGCGGTGGTTGAGGTATTAGCTGGCATAGTAATCAAGAACGTAGTAGTTGAAGACTTGTCAGATCCAAAGTCAATAACAGCAATTGACTTATTACTCTTGCTTGAGTTGTAAATTAAAGCGCAGCGGGCGGTGATAGACCCAGTCCAACTTGTGTTGGCAAAGTTTACATAAGCCGTGTATCCAGAGCTATTAACTGTAACACCTGTTAGTGTGTTTCCACCAGCCGTATACCCGGAAGCTACAACCTCATTGGAAGTTGTGTACACAGTAGTGTCTGGTCCAATATTGGCATTACCTGTGTACAGCGCAATCTTGATATTATCTGTCAACAGGTTATGCACAGCCTGGTACAGCTCTTCTTTGAAGCTGGTGGTTTGGGTTTGAATGATAGCCATCAGTTAACCTTCGCCCTTAGTTGACCACTGCGATAGGCATCCTGGCGCTCCATACCATCACCCAGACGTTTAGCAAGCGCAAGTGCTTCCATGTACTTTTGGTTGTACAGGGTAATCATGTCGGCCTCACCCTTCATGTAGGTGTAAGCCTCAACCAGAGCACCATACAAAAGCACCGAGTCAAAGTTATCGCCAAGCCAAGTTGTGGAGGCGGTAGTGATTGACTCTGGGTAATAGTAGTAATGCAGCTCCGTGCTATATACAGCGTCCGGGGTTGGCCCAAGAATCAGTGTCAACTCATTGGTTATAGTTCCAGAGTTTACGGTTGGGCCAAAAATTGCGTAATACTTTGGAGTGCCCGTGCTTGCTGGGTTTGGATATGCTTCACGCATGAAGTTAACATCTTTGTTGAGTAAGTATGTGTAACTTCCACCAGCCTGGGGATAGATTGCCAAAGAGTAAGGTGCCAGGAAATCATCTGGGCAGGAAATATACTTGTTGCCGGATGTGATTGCTCCCGTTACGTTTTTACGCAACGAGGGGAACTGAACTGAGTTATAGATGCGTTGCTCTGCCTGCGTAATAAACAGGTTTACATCCACCGTTTCAAAGGTGTTCTCCGTGTAATCGGAAATCGCAACTACAAGCGCAGCGTAGTTCATGCCATCGGACCTCTGGACATTGTGCCTTTGGTAGCGCAACCAGTACCGCGCATTTTGATGCCGGAGGTTTTGATTGGCTCATTGCCAGCAGACTTACTGATGTTGCCAACGCTCACATCAATATTCTCAAGCTTGCTTTTGTTGGGAGGAAAGCCGGGGTTGGTTCCAAACTCCACCGGTGCCTGGGTCATTTTCTTGCCAGACATGGTGTGCGGCTGCGCGTACACATCAGCAGAACCAACCTCTTTGCCCATCATTTTTTTACTAAATGTAGCCATGATTGACCTTACTTTTGATTGTTTGCACGGGCCATGTTGCGGCCAACAGCTCGCATAGCTTTACCGGTGACGCCACCTTTTTTGAGTTTCAAGGAAGTGCCTTTGCCGCCCTTGTGCTCTTGAGCGTCATGCTGCTTGAATGCTTTTTTGATCATGGCTTTGTCTTGCGCCATGTCCATCTTCATGTTTTCTTTAGCCATAATTTACTCCTACGAAACCGTTACTGTTACTGTACCAACACTTGTGGTTCCAACCAAGTAATTGGGCGTTAAGGTTGCATCAAATTGGCTGGAACCACCAACTGGATTCCAACCCCATTGAATATCACGAGATCCACCAGTATTAAATCCGGAAGTGTTAAGACCGGCGGAAACATAGGTTGTATCTGGCCTTGGTTGATACACTGCTTGTGGATCATTAACTGGGTACATGCCCAATTGAAGCTGCGGCTGGTCTGGATCCCAGCATACTTCACACACCTTCAATTGATACAGTTTAGTCTTTATAACCTCAATCTTCAACTGCTTAAGCTTGAAACGCTGGCCGCACCTATCACACTCGGCAATCGAGTATTTGCCTGATGCGTATGGAGAAGCCATTAATAGCCGCCACCAATGTATGCAATTCTTGGAGCAAGCCGCAACGTAGCTTTTTCATGGTCTTCGCCAGCAGCCAGCTTAAATTGCTCATCATAAACAGCCTTCAACATATCAAGGCGGTTCTGAAACTCAGGAACCTTCATGGCTATGTAGTAGGCCAAGCCAGCCGTAACAGCAGGCAGGAACCTGAAATTCATATCGGCAGTGTTGCTACCATCCCCAGCATCCTGAACCCGACGCAGGCGGTAGTACACAAACTGGTATGTCTGAGATCCATCTGGCGTAGGCCACACCGTTATGGCCGGGAGCTGTGGAACACTAACAGCAGCGCCAGCCGTATGAGATGCTGCGGTGGTATTGTTCTGACCACGAAACACTCCGCCAAGCGTGTTACCTGAGATGTAGGTGTAGTAAATGTCCTCTGAGTCCAGGCGGATGTAGCCAGACCCGGCAAGCCCAACAACTGTACTGAGTGTTATAGACGTATCCGTGGAGGAGATGGTTGAGCTAAGCGTTGCGCTGGTAGGGTTCACCTGGCCTGAAAGACGCTGTATCCATACTTGGATTGGACGCCCTTGAGTCAACTTGTTGGGGATTGTTGCGTAAGTGGATACGCTAATCCTGGTAATGCTCAAATCGGATTGAGTGGATGCTACGTTGGGCTGAGTACGGATCACATGATCAAGTAGATCAATCGTGTCTGTAGGTAGCGCATACGTATTCAAGCCCTGGGTCAAGGTTATGGTCCCAGTCTCAATCGTCCACATGTTTAACCCGCGATTGGCCCACTCAATGGTCATAAGGTTCATTGACCTACGTGCAGTACGCAAGTCATAACCAGACCTCATCTCGCGGCCAGCTCTCTCCCAGGCTTCTTCAGCAAGTTCTACAAACTCAAGATTGAAGGCGGTGGAGCCGGAGGTGGTCATGTTTACTCAGCCTTGGATTTTTTGGCCTTGACGGGCTTTTCTTCTACGGCTTGAACCTCTTGGGCCACGGGGGTTAATTGCCCCTCAACCTTGGCGATCAATGCATCTAGTGCAGGGTCGGAAGATCCAAACATGGCTGAATACTGCGTTGCTTTGTTACGCAATGCAGTAATAACCAATGCATCTTCTTCAGTGGTCAATGTGAATTGGGACATGTTGTTTCCTTACTTCTTTGCAGTTTTTGCTGAATCAATGAATGCTTGATCTGTGGGTGCGCCTTTAGCGCCTGGCTTACGCATCTTTGCTCCACGTTTCCGCTTGGCGTTAATGTTGGCGTACAAACCAACCGGACCACCTTTTGCGTACTCCGTGAAGTCAGTGTTGTCACGGCGGGCAACCTTCCTGGCTGATGGCATTTTAGAGGGATTGATGTCCCCCATGCCGCGACTGGCTCTCACTTGCGACCCCTAGCCATGCCGCCACCACACATAACCATCGTGCCCTTTGTCTTGCCACGTTGAGCAATACCATCAGCGCGTCTGGATGCGGTCATGCCGCCCTTGGCGTAGGTATCACCCATAGCGTTAGTTTTGCTGTCGCTGGTAGCGGCGTCAGGGTTTTTAGGACGACTTGCTACTCCGTAGTTGACGGCATTGCCAGAATTTTTTAATTTACCAGCTATTCCATATTTTGTTTGCGGAGTGCTTTTTTGCACAGGCTTTCCATCCACACGGATCAAGCTTTCGTAATCCTCAAACTTTGTATTTTTGGATCCAACTGGCTCATCCACGTTTTGGGGGGTAGCGTTTGCCATGATTAACACATCTTTCCACGAGTTTTACCTTTGGTGGCAATACCATCAGCTCTGCGTGATGCGGAACTAACAGCTCCTCCAGACTTAAACCCAAATGCCGAACGAAATCGTTCATTTACGGAACGCGAATCAGTGGTTCCTTCACGAGATTTGTTTTTTGCAGCCTTTAGACGATCATTAACCGACATTTGAGTTACATCAGTTGGGGTGGAGGTGCTTGCAGGCGCTTTGTATTTACTACCTTCATTTGAATAATTTGAAGTATAGGTTTTAGCCGCTGGCTTAGCTGCTGGTTTGGGTTTTTTAACAGCAGGTTTATTTTCGGATGCCGCTGGACTATAAGCTTTCAGAGCGGAAGTATCATCCTCTTGATCAGCGGCTGCTTTTTGCGCTGCAATGGCATCTTCAACTCCAGCCATTTCATCATAGTCATCATAATTTGATTGAGTAGCCATTAGCACTTCCCGCCTTTCTTCATAACAATTTGTTTGGTTGTAGTTTTGCCTTTGGTTGCAACGCCATCAGCACTTTTGTGGCCAGCAGCCAATCCGCCGCCAGCCATCTTTTTAGTAGCGCCACCTTTTTTCATGCCAGGAGCCATAGCCGGAGCTGCAGGCATCGGGCGCTTCATAGGGGCGCGAGAAGCAGCAGCCTTAGCAGCCATCATTTGCATTACGCGAGGATCCATTTTTGTAGCCATAGTATCACCACCTTTAGAGAATTTTTTGCCTTTATCGGCATTGTTAAAGTCTTGCCCCACGGACTGTGAGACTCCTACTTTCTTGGCAAAAGCAGGGCTATGGGCCACAGCAGCCATGAAATTGTGTTGCTTCTTACTAACCGAAGGCATATTACTTCATTCCAACTTGCTGCATCAAATTGTTGGATTGCAGTGGTTGCAAGGGTTGAGTCATAGGTCCACTCAAATTCATGGGAGGATTGCTTGGAGTACCCTGCATGGTATTTTGAAATTTACCCAAGCTCATAGGAGGAGAGCCTCCATATTGGGAAGGTTGCATTCCAGGTTGTGGAGATGGCTGGTTTAATCCAAAATCCATACCCGGCTGCATGGGCTGCATTGGTTGAGTTAAACGATCACCATAATTTGCAGGCTGCATGGGCTGCATTGGTTGGTCATTTGGACCAAGACCATACAACTGCTGCTCAGAAAGTTTTTTCTGCAGTTCTTGCTGGCTTAAACCTGGCTTCATTTCGGGTTGTTGACCCGCTGTTTTTTGCATTTGCTGGTATTGCATCATTGCAGCGTATTGTGCTGCCTTTGCTTTTTCCTGGTCATTGCTAAACATATCCAGGCCAGTGCCAGCGGATTTTGGCATCAGTCCAGGCATCATCTCAGGTTGTGGAGTTTGACCCAAAAATGTGGTACCAGGACGCTGCTGCTCTTGTTGTTGAGCTTGACGCAAAAACTGTTGGTAACCTTGAGGGTTAGCAGCGATGGCGCGTGGATCAATACCTGGAGGGAGCATACCAAAGTGACTGCCACCAAAATGACCATGATGCTGGTTCATAAAACCACGCAAGCTTGGAGGAGATGGGCGCATCTGCGTGGTCGTTGCTGGCTGAGCAACTTGAGGCATACCACGGTTAATGTTGGTAAGCTTATCGTAGGGGCTTGGTGGAACCATTGCCATGATGTATCCTTTATTTTTTGCGTCGGATGAGGTCAACAAAGTCTTTACCGGTCACCATCTCAGCGATACGCATGACCGCAAGAATTGCTCCGATAAGGCCAAACACCGGCGAAATGAACTCAAGAAACGCACCAATTGCTGCTATAGGAGCAAGAATGTCGATGGCGTTTTTAAGGGTGTCGTGATGTTCAGTCATGTCAGCAGTTCCAAGCTTTAAGACTCTTGTTGATACGCGAGTTCGGGTCGTTGGCGGTTTTGGCGCTGGTAAGCTTCTTCTTCATTCCAGACATTCTTGCA